AGCCCTAACGACACGCCGACCCCTTCCTTCATGTCATAAATGAACGGCCGGGCGGTGACCTTCGCCCAGCGACCGGCCCAGAGCTCTTTCGGGTCCGTCACCTCGACCGTCGGATCGAAGCTGACGATGCGCGGCATCTCCGAGCTCGTGACGTGCACGAAGTGCCAGCCTGGTTCGTATCCTGCCAGGTGCGGCTTCTCGGCGCAGTCCCGCACGACCTGCTCGTGCGTGCGTGCGCGTGTGGGCCATTTCTTCCTGTCCTTCCCCCACGCCATCTCCTCGAGTTTGATGCACGCCTCGATGATGTACGCGAAATTGTAATCGGGCGGCAGAAGGAGCGTCAGGTCGTAGCGAGGCCCCCTCGGCGTTTCCTTCGGTGTGAAGATGTTGGGAAACGAAATCCGCCCCGCGCCGATGCGCAACGCGTCGCCGTCCCACTTGGGTGTCTGTGCCATGGTCTCACTGTTCCTCGGTTTCATTGTTAAATTCCAGTGCCGCGACAACCGTCGCTTTGATCGCCGGTCGCGGGTCGTCGACCGGAACCAGGGTGGTGCCCGGGTCCGTCCATGTGATCAGCTTGTCCCAGCCGGGGGGCTTGGCCAGCCTGACGCGTTTCAGCGCCTTCTCGGCTTGCGCGGGGCTCAACAGTTCCCGTGGCGCAAACCGGTTTTCTTCCAAAAGGAATGTTAGTGCATCTGACGCGCGGTCCTCGTCCGCCCAGCGGCGGGCCGATCGCTTGCCCGCAAGCTTCCAGCCGGGGATCGCAGTACCACGCCTGGCTTCGCCAAGAGCGTGCGCCTCGACGGCGGCGAGCCAGATCCTGAGCAGGGATGCATGTGACAGGATGCGACCCAGCTGCTCAGTCGTGAGATCGGCGGGCAAAGCGGGCAAAGGCAGGCGCTCGTCCAGGGGGCGCTCATCGTCAAATTCGGACGCGGCGACAGCCAGGGCTTGTTGACGCAGGGCCGGGCAGACCGGCGCGCCCTTGCAGAAGGTGCAGTGGTCGCCGGGGATCGCGGCCGCGTCGGGGGCGGTCGCACGTTCGGCGATCTCGAGCATATCCGCCGCCAGATCCATCACCTCGGCGAAGGACATATCCGTGCTCTGCAGCGAGCCCCTGCGCGGCTGCGAGACGCAGAGCGTGACGGTTTCGATGCGGGTGCCCTGCGGGAGGGACTGCAGGACGCCGAGGGCGTAACCAGCCAATTGAAAATTGGGGCGGCCGTCCGGGCGGCGCACGGGGACGGGGTGACCGCCACCCGTCTTCAGATCACCAACCCACAAGGCCGGCGGCGACACGATCACCGCGTCTGCCGTGCCCCAGTAGAGGTCGTGCAGGGCGGCCAGGCTGAACTGGTGCTCGACCAGCAGCTCGCCGCCCAGGAGCTCGTGCGCGGCACGCACGAGGGCCAGCCAGGGCGCGATGATATCCTGTCCGTCTACGTCGTCGTCGGGCAGAACCCCGGAGGCTTCCTGCCCGCCTTCCAGCGCCTCCGCGGCTGCGGCGTGCAGCCCGGTGCCGCGCCGGGAGTATTCCGACTCGTAGCCAGCCCGCCCTTCCTCGAGGCGCATGGACGCAGGGCAGTTGAACCGCCGCTCGAGGACGGACATGCCCAACGGCGAATGCCCTCTTGCGGACGATTGGCCCCGATCAGCCACGGGCGTCAGGCCACTGCCGGGCGATACTGCTGCAGGGCAGCCTGCGCCGCGTCCTCGATCGCCACCCATGTGGCCTGTGGGCAATCCATCAGCCGCTTGTTCCCGCCATGCTCGGTCAGGATCGCGATCACGCCCGCAACGCGCTGGGGATGGACATCCGACACGCTCGACAGCAGGGCACGCATGGCGGGCTCGGCGAGGGGCTGGCGAGGATGATCCTGCCCGTCACCGTTCACCTTGCCGCGCGCGGGTGCCCTGGGTGCTTTGGTCTGAGTGACCTTCGGCTTGCCTTGCGTGCCCTCGTCAGTGATTGATGGCGACGCAGCGGGCGGGTGGGCTGAGGGGGGGGGAGCCAGGCTTTGCTCGCCCTCGACGCGTAGCGGATCGGCGGGATCAACCAGGCCCCGGTCGAAATCTGCTTCGGTCATGGCACGCTGCAGGGGTGGGTGCAGGGTCATCTGATGACGCAGCAGCAAAGCTGCCAGCGCCTCGTCCGAGACCTCGAGGTCGAAGGTCATCGTTATCGTGCCTTTCGGCATCAGGCGGCTCCCTTCATAATTTCGTCGACGAGATATTTCTTCCGGCGCAGCACGGCCGCCACGCGCGCATCCACGCTGCGCGCGACGGATAGGATCGATGCATGGACGGGCCGCGTCTGACCGGCGCGCATGAAGCGGCCGATCGCCTGATCAACATCAGCTGGTGTCCACGCGGTCTCGAGCAGCAAGACACGCCTGCAGCACTGCAGGTTCAGGCCGTGCCCCGCCACCACCGCCTGCGCAACGAGAACACGGTCTGTTCCAGCGCGGAAGCGGGCGATCGCGATCTCACGCAGACTGCCGGACGTATCGCCCGTTAACAAACCACAACCATGCGGGCGCAACTTTTCAGCCAGGTAACGGAGTGCATCGAGATGTAACCCAAACACGGCGACACGGTCAGCGCCGCCCATTATCTCGGCGCTGACCAGATCGACCACCGCCTCGGCCTTGGCTAACGCCGTCACCCGCCGCATCGACGCGAGGGGGAGCAGCATCGCCTGCAGACGCTGCCATGCCGCCGGGCTGCCGCCCTCGATCTGCGTGCAGATGATATCGATCTCGCGCGCCTGACCGGGCGTTAGAGAAGCTTCCATCTCCCGGCGATGGCGGGGGCTGATCTCCAGCGGGACGGTGTCGACCATCAGGGGCGGCAGGTCGTGCACGTCACGCAGACGGATCTGCGAGCTGCAGCGCGCGAGGATGTCGTGCAGTTGATCGAGGTTCCTGCCGCCCACGATCTGCATACCGTAAGTCCGGTGTTCGAGTCTGCAGAACCGGTCCAGGAAGTGCTGGAAGGTGTTGAGCCCCGGCAACAGCTGGGGGAACAAACGCGACAGATGCGGCCAGAGCTCGTCGGGTGAATTTGAGACGATCGATCCGGTCAGGATCCAGACGCGATCGCAGCGGAGGTAAAGGGCGCCCTTCGATGTCGGCCTGGCGCCGTAGAACGCCCGCGTGCGAACGGCGCGGCCGTGCGCCAGGGCGTGGCCCTCGTCGCACACGCAGGAGGCCCACTGGAGTTTAAACAACTGTCGCCAGATCGGGATCGTGCGCATCAGGTCGTAAGAAATCAGGACGATTTCCGCGCACGGGTCGATCGTGGTGCGCCCGGTGCGGATCACCTGGACCCTGGCGCCGGGGCGCAACTCCCCGACCACCTGCACGGTCTGTGGGATTAAAATCGCCAGGGTCACCCACAGCTGGCGGCCGCCAACCACGGCACCCGCCTCGACGGCCGCGTGCGTCTTGCCAACACCGGGATCCCACAACAACAACCAGTGACCGAGAGCGAGGTCGGTCAGCGCCTGGCGCTGGTGCGCCCAGAGGGTGGCCATCACCAGGCATCCGGCGGGATCGGCTCACTCCGGAACCGGCCGGAAGCAAGCAGCTCGTCGACCGTCTCCTTAAGGATCACCACCTTGCGCGTGCCGATGTGCACGCTCGGGACAAGGCCCCTCGCCGCGTAGGCGTAGAGGGTCCGGAGGGGCATCCCCAGGATTTCTGCGGCTTGCGGCACGGTATAGGTCGCGCGGGCCGGGGTGGGCCGCCGGAGCGATGCCGACATTTGCGTTGCCACCAAGGGTTGAGATTTGATGCTGCGCCCCGCTGCACCAGACGCGCAAGTGAATTGCACAGACAACGGCGGGGTCATGCCACTCGCGCGAGCAATGCAAGATTGTATTGCGCGCAGAATGCCAAACGCGCAATGTGTGTATTGATATCGCAAACACAGGAGAACAGGATGACGTTGGGCGCGGCGGTTTCATCCGCATCGATGGGCAAGGATCAGATGGCATGGGCACGCGACGCGCTTGCGCGCGCAAAGCTGACCCAGCGAGATGTGGCGCGCACCTGGCGCGCGTCGGAGAGCACGGTCTCGAGGTGGCTGGACGGTATCCAGGCGAGCGACCTGCCAGTGAGCCGCGCCGTTCAATTCGCCAACCTGGTGAAGATGGACATCCACGAGGTGGTGACGCGCCTGGGCTACCCGCCAGATGTGATCGATGAGGAGCAGCGTCCCGTGACAGCC